AAATTATCTTCTAACTTATAGTCTACTAGTTTCTGTGCCCCTGTTTTTGTTAGGACATAAGATTGCATATTGTAATGTAAAGAGGGTATACACCATGTATCATCTAATTTAATATCATTACCATAATCGAAAACCCATCTTCCTAAAGTACAATAATCCCACACAAATGGCCAATTAGGATTAGGTTCTGGTAATTCGCTTAACGTTTTAATAGACCAAAAGTCTTCTTCTAGAATTAAACATCTTTCTTCTTTACCTTTTGCAATTCTTTTCCAAGCATTAATATGACTTAATGCACATCCTATTTCTCCTGGTTGTGGTGGTAATTTCCAATGTGGATTATCAGTTTTTTCACCTAATCCGAATTTATTAAAAACAGTAACTCCTTCTGGAATAGGTTGCGTCCAACCATTATGGCCTGATAAAATCTCACATTCGATTCTACTTTCAAAGCCACATTTATCTAGTTTAGACTGTATTTTATCTACCTTTGGTTGATCTATACCTAAGGCTAAAATATAAACCTTATCAATTCTCATTTATTACTTGTCTATTTTTTTGGTTTCATCAGGTGCTGCTTCACCACCTACTGCCTTTGGATCTTGCATCCAAGCAATATATTGGTCAATCATTCTTGATAGAGCTTCTGGTTTTTCATCTTTCTTAAATTTTACTTTAATAGATGACATACCGCCTTCGCCCTGTTTATGAATACAAGGTGCTCCGTGATCTACTTTAATAGATGCTATATTATGTTCGTAATTCTTTTTTCTAAATAGACCTAATAGATCTTTTTTAACATCAGATACTTCTTTTGGATCGTCGCCAAATTGTAGTCTTGCAGAAAAGTCAATCTCTAATTCTGATAGCCCAATAGAACCATGGTCTGCAAGAATAAAGAGTGGTATAACCATTTCCTTCTCGCCGACTTTAAATGTTTTACAGATAGGAGTACCATCATCATTGAAGTAGTTACGAATTGCATTGATGTGTTGCCTCTCAGATATACCCTGAGCAACCATTGCTGCTTCTAATAGACCACCAATTAATTCTTCGACATTTAGTCTTGCCATGCTTATCTAACTTAAGTTACTAATTATACCTTAATTATCCAAAATGTTTCATTGATAAATATAACAACTAATATCAATTTCCATGGACAAAAAAGTGAGTTTTATTTGTACATCATATCGTAGATATAGATGTGTACAAAGAATTATTAAACAGTATCTACTACAAGACTATCCTAATAAAGAATTAGTCATATTAAATACCGACCCTGAATATTTATTTACCTTAGATTCTAGCCTAAAAGATGAAAACATCATAGTGGTTAATAATCATGTTGATTATGCAAAGGGTGAATTTTATACGAACAGGGGTGATATTTGTAGAGATGCAGTCGATCATGCAACTGGTGATTATTTCATGCTAGCAGACGATGATGATATTTACTTACCATGGCATATTCGACAGGCTGTAGATGGCATTAATAGAAATGGCTTAGATTCATGGAAACCTGAAAGAAGCTTTTTTAAAAATGACAATAAGTTAGAAACCGCTAGGAATACTATGGAAGCTTCTATAATAGTTAAAATGCAACGTATTAGACATATTGGTTTTAGATCAGATTTAACTGGATATGAAGGTATTAGCTGGTATACACAACTTAGAGATGAAGGTCAGTTAAATGAACATGAAAAATATTACATTCCATCATATTGTTTTAACTGGGCATCCGATCCATTTGCTGGACATAAACAATCTGGTGATATTGATAATCCTGATAACTTTGAGAATCATAAAAAAGAATCTACAGATTTTTCAAGTGAGCCTTTAACTCCATGTACAGATAGTATTGTAAATGAATTATATAAAGATCTTTACGATTATTTAAAAACACACCAAGACCAGTACGACCCAGAACTTTGGCAAAAATACATTGCCAAATACATTTAACTAAAAATATGCCAGTAAAACAAAATACTGGCATTTTTATACTAAAAAAGCCATCCGAAGATGGCTTTAATACTTTTGTATAAACTTAGTTCTTACTACTTATTCGCCGCCTTTGTCTTTTGGTGGAGTAACAGTTGGATCAATCATTTCGATTAGAGCATCAGATAATTTCATCATACCTTCCGTTGGAGGTAATTGTTCAGCGTGTACGTTTACAGTATACTTAGCAGAATTATCTGTCTTTCTAGTGTTTTCTTTATGAGTTGCAACTTTACCAGACATTTGCGCTGAGTATTTCATACCGAACCAACCACCTGAAGCCTTAACAGTAACATCTGTTTCTGTGTCTGTAGATGAAGTTGATTGATTTGAAGTTTGTACTTCCATTTCGAAAGTAATGTCAGCGGTTTTAACAGCTAAAGCAGGTAGTGGAACTAACGGTAACATTGGTACTTTTGCGTAGTGAGTTACCCATGACTGTGTTCCGTCATCTGGGTTAGTCATCACCTTATTGATCTGTACGTCAAGTGCTCTTGTCTCACCTTTACCTTGAAAGGCAATGTCCTTGATGTATTTCCAAGTTACCTCGTTTAATTTTGCTTGTCCTTTCGCCATACCGACTAGAGGAGAAACGATTAAGTCTTCAATAGGAAGTCCTTTAAATTGATCTGCTATGTTTGCCATGTTTTAAAAATTTGATTAAGTTATACATAGTATATATCACGGCTAATATAATAATTTGTTACACTTATATTAACTTAGATTTGTGATCTCCGAATGTCGCGATGTCTTTATATTCATCCTTGATATTCTCTATATTTCTAAAAGCTGCACTAACCTGTTGTTTCACATCATCAGGTACTTCAAACTCCATAATAGATTTACAATGTGGGCATTGAGCAACTGGATGTTGCATTAAAAAAAGTAGGTCTACACCTAATTGTTGTTTACAAGATGGACATGGTAATGGCATATTATTTCCAGGGTAGCATTGTTATGCCTATTTTATTAAATATAAATTCAAAGATGATTACGAAAAGAATTCCACCTACTATTTGCCAAGCCCAGAACTTCCAGCCAGTTAAGCCCTCTTGCCATTTACGAAATCTAGACTCTTTAGCCTTTTCATAAAGACCTAACTTAGTATTAATTTTATTTGCCCACCAACCTATATCGAATAGATTGCCAAAAGCTATTAGTATTTTTCTCAGTAGTTTCATGGCCTATATTAGTAGTTTCTTTAATGTACTTTTCTTTATTTTCTGATTCCCACCACTCATCAATATGTTTATCGAAGTGCCATCTGTAATCTAAGCCTGTACAGAACTCTTCTTCGCACCTACTACATTTAATAATGGGTTTGCACATTATATGCCTTGTACAATTGCATTGTAGATTACCAATCCAACAACCATAGCAATAACTGCTATCATAGAAATACCTGCTAAAGTCTCACTAGTTTCTACTTGTTTTCTTGATCTACCTTGCCAATCTTCTCGGTTCCAGTTTTTATCTTCCATATTAATTATAGTTAATAATTGTATTTTGTTTCTGGGCAACAGTCTACGCGATTACACTCTTTGCAAATCCAATAACTATCTCCTTGCGCTGTCATGACCTGCATTGGTATTTCGCATTTCTTACAATACTTATCCATTAAGTATTTATCGTCCTCAAATGTTTATACCATTTGATTAGATGTGAAGCTGTCTTATAGTTAGTGGCTAGTGGTACATTGTGAACATCACAAAGTCTCATCAACATAGAAATATCTACATCATGGGCATGTTTGCCTAGTGGATCTCTCATAAATATAACCAGATCGATTTCACCTCTGGTTACCATTGCTGCAATTTCTGCATCTCCACCTAGTGGTCCACTCTGTACTGGTTCTACCTTCTTAATACCAGCTCTTTTACAATGAGAGCCAGTTGTGCCTGTGGCTACAATGTAAATATCATCTTGATTAAAGAAGGCCAATCTCTTTGATACGAAAGCAACCATATCTGCTTTCTTGTTGTCGTGTGCTATTAAAGCGATTTTCATATATTTTGTTTTAGTCGGGGTGGCAGGATTCGAACCTGCGGCCTCCACGTCCCAAACGTGGCGCGATAACCGGGCTACGCTACACCCCGTTCGTGTAACTCTTTTTTCTTTTGAGGAAGATCTCCCTCTTCGATTTGCCTTAATAAATAAAGAGAATTGCTAGTTCTAAATAACCAGTAATTCTCTCTTGATTCTATAATTTCTTGAACTGCTGTTGTCAGCCATGTAAAAGATGTATTGAATGGCGACATCATAAGACTTAGCCCCTCTTTTGGTAATTTATGTCTTTTTTTATACGTAAGATCATCATTAAACTCTAACCAAATAACCTTTGCTGATATTTTTTGAAAGCCAGGTTCTTCTGGTTTTGTCAATATCCACTTAGGCTCACATTCAGTCAGGCCAATTAATTCAGCCTGATCTCGATCAATCTTAAATTTACCATCTTCATCATAACCTAAGATGAGTTTGGGATGACGTCCGCCTATCATGTCTTCATTACTTTATGTAATATTTATGTGTTATAGATAAAATATGTGAATAGTTTCACGGTAGTCAAGGAGAGACTTGAACTCTCATGTAACCAATTACTCTTTCGACAAGGTATAAGCTTGAGGAGATACTTGACTATAACATTTACTTATGAATTCTCCACTTGGACTCTCCTTTCGGTTGTAGGCGTGAGATTTGACGCCTCGTTGTTCGGCTTTCGCCTATCCAAGAGCTGGGGAGTAGGGGACTCGAACCCCTACTTCTGCCTAACCAACTTAATCACATCGCGTAACTAGTATGATGCTTTCAGTCTTAAGGTTGGAGCGTCGTACCGTTTGACTAACTCCCCGTGTTTTAGTGAACCAGACAGGATTCGAACCTGTGACCGTCTGCTTAGAAGGCAGATGCTCTATCCAGCTGAGCTACTGGTCCATATTGTTTAGTACCCGAGGACGGGCTCGAACCGTCACGGACATTACTGTCCAAGGGATTTTAAGTCCCTCGTGTCTACCAATTCCACCACTCGGGCATTTGGTACTAAATCTAGATGTCAAAGAGCCTTGTTGTTAATTACAGTACTAATATACGAAATTAATCTGACAATAAAAAATCTGAGGGCAACTAATTTGTTAAAATTATGAAATTAAGTGAGGTTTGGCTTCAGCTAGTCCTGCATTTGTAACTACATTATATTCTGCTCGATTAAAATATTCAAGTAGATCATTAGCTCCAGCGTATGAAAATGCTGATTTGATTCCATCGGTTAGTCCATTGATAATAAACCTAGCGCCACCTTTAAATGGAATTGTAGTAGACTCGCCTTCAACATTACGTTGCTTTTGAGCGTGTGTAATTTTAGTCTCTAAAGATGCAGAACCACGGTAGCGTTTGAAAAGACCTGCTGGAGTTTCAAGAATGGCTCCTGGCGACTCCTTTGTACCTGCTAATAGTGAACCAACCATTACACAATCAGCACCCACTGCGAGCGCTTTTGCAATGTCTCCGGATGATTTAATACCACCGTCTGCCATGATCGGTACTCCACCAGAATCTGCAGCTTTAAATACGTCTTCAATTGAGGTTACATTAGGTACACCGAAACCAGTCTTAACACGAGTGGTACAAAGAGAACCTCCCCCAATACCAACTCGTAGACCATCAGCTCCCCAAGCAATCAGATCTTCTGCTGCTTCTGCCGTTGCGATATTTCCGGCAATAATATCTGTAAAATCTTCCAGATTTGCCTTTAATTCAGCTAGAGCGACTTCCATATTGCCATGGTGTCCATGCGCAACATCAACGAGTATGATATTACAACCTGCTTCTTCAAGTGCGGCAGCGCGGTCCAGGTAGTCTCCTACGACGCCCACTGCTGCCATGATAGGTAGATGTGAAAGTGAAATATCACCATCTCTAAAAGCTACTAGCTTTTTAACCTGTTCTACTTGCTCTTCAATAGACATAAACCTATGAATACAGCCAACTCCACCCATTTCCATTAGTGTTGCTGCCATTTCATACTCAGTTACTGTGTCCATACAACTACCTACAATTGGAATATCAATTGACCAGTTTCTACTAACATTGACTGCTAGTGAGATATTCTGGCGTGTTGGAATGTCAGAAAAGTTAGGGATGAGTTGAATATCATCGTACGTTAGTGCTTGCTTTCGCATTTTGTTTTAATTTAAAAGGTAAGAATTTAATAGTTATACTATGACTATCTGTGTTTGTTTCTTAAACTTTACCAGCAATTATAGCTTTTCCTCTACGAATTCTATTTTTAATAGTCTGAAGAGGTAAGTCATACTTCTTAGCAATATCTTCATATTTCATATTGTTAAGTAGTCTATCTTCTAGAATACCTTTGTACATTGGCTTAAGAGTTTCGATACCTTTAAGAGCTTGTTCGTATCTATTCATTAACTCATCATCTTCATCAATCCAATCTTGCTCAGATTTATATTCCATTTCAACAAGTAGATCTTTTGCAGAAGTTCTAGCATAATACCTAGATACTTCTATTCCACTATCTTGAAGTGCATCAATAGATCTTTTCTTATTTCTTTGGCGAATCCAGCCTAGACATTCATTGAATGCAATTCTGTAAAGCCATGTTGTGATTTGATATTGTGGATCGTATT